GAGTATGTGAATGCCTATCAACAAAAGATGGTTATGAAACGTGAGGTGATTGCTGATACAGGAATTTGGACTGCAAAGAAACATTATATTCTGAACGTTCATGATTCAGAGGGTGTTCGTTATGAGGAACCCAAATTAAAGATTGTGGGCATTGAAGCAGTTAAAAGTTCTACACCATTTGCATGTAGAGAATCATTAAAAGAAATTTTCAATATTATCATTTCTGGTACAGAGGATGATGTAATTAATTATATTGAAAAGTTTAAAGAGAAGTTTATTAGTTTAGATATGGAAGACATTGCTTTTCCAAGGTCGGTGAATGGACTAAAAAAATATAAAGACCCCGCAACAATCTATAGAAAGTCTACTCCAATTCATGTTAAGGGGTCTTTGATTTATAATCACATTATTAGGAATAAAAAATTAACTAACAAATATCCATATATAAAAGAAGGAGAGAAAGTAAAGTTCTCTTATCTTAAGGATCCAAATCCTACTGGCGATAAAGTGATTTCAATAACAAACAGTTTACCTAAAGAGTTTGAATTAGAAAAATTTATAGATTACGATACACAATTTTCAAAAGCATTTTTAGAACCATTAAAAGGTGTCTTGGATGTAATAGGCTGGGAAACAGAAAGAAGGTCGAGTCTTGACAATTTCTTTATTTAGTGTATAATAGAGATAAACGATGAACATAAAAGGAAATAATGAGTGATTATTTAGATAATTTATTAAAAGTGACAGGTAATGAATTCGCAACAAAAGTTTCAGATGGAGTTGAAGCAGGTGATGTTACTGGACATGTAGATACAGGAAGTTTCATTTTAAACGCATTAGTTTCAGGAGATATTTATGGAGGAATCCCATCAAACAAAATCACAGCACTGGCGGGAGAAACTGCAACGGGTAAAACGTTTTTTGCTCTTGGTATGGTCAAACAGTTTCTTTCAGATAATCCTAGCGGCGGCGTTCTTTATTTTGAGTCTGAGTCTGCATTAACAAAGGACATGATTGAGGAAAGAGGAATCGATTCAAAACGAATGATAATTCTTCCTGTTACTACGATTCAAGAGTTTACTCACCAAGCAGTTAAAGTAGTAGAAAATCATACAGAAGACAGACCTATAATGATGGTCTTAGATTCTCTTGGAATGTTATCAACAACAAAAGAAGTTACTGACATTACCGATGGTAAAGAGACTAAGGATATGACAAGGGCACAACTTGTCAAAGGATGTTTCAGAGTCTTGACACTCAAGTTAGGTAAAGCAGGAATTCCTTTACTTGTGACAAATCACACATACAAACAAGTTGGCACAATGTTTCCACAAGATGTAATGGGTGGAGGTTCTGGTCTACAATATGCAGCATCTACAATTATTTTCCTTTCTAAACGAAAAGAAAAAGAAGGAACGGATGTTGTTGGTAATGTAATACATTGTAAAAATTTCAAGTCGAGATTGACTAAAGAGAATAAAAGAGTTGATGTTCTTTTGCGATATGATCAAGGATTGAATAGATATTATGGACTACTTGAATTAGCCGAAAAGTATGATATACTAAAGAAAGTATCAACAAGATATGAAATGCCAGATGGCGCAAAAGTATTTGGAAAACAAATATTAAATGATCCAGAAAAATATTTTACTGATGATATTATGAAAGCATTAAACGAGGCCGCAAAAAAAGAATTTTTATATGGTGGCTTTGATGAAGAAACTGAGGTTGAAGATGTTGTATAAAGAATGTACAAATCCAAATGATCCCGATGATAGATCATTATGTATAACTGTGATGGATGATTCTCCTTTTGATGGCGCAATAGTTAGATACACAGCTTTTAAATTAGTAGAACAAGAATTAACAGGAAATGATATAGCCTGTCAATATGAATATGAGTTTGAGGTACCACCACATGATCTAGGACATGAAATTTCTGATGAAGAGGGTCAGGCATTTGAAGTAAGATTGGGTGAATGGGTAATCGAAATTATACAACGACAAATGGAAAAACATGCAGCAAAGGATAGAGACCTTAATACTTAAAAATTTAATACATAATGATGAATATGCTAGAAAGGTTTTACCGTTTCTTAATAAAACATATTTTGAGGAACATAGAGATAAGTTATTATATGAACATATAGATGAGTTTATCAACAAATATAATAATCTGCCGACCAAAGAAGCATTAGTCATAGAATTAGAAAATTCAACATTAAATGATTCGGAATTTGATTCTGTAACTGAATTATTAACCTATGTTGAAAATCAAAATACAGATGATACACCGGATATTCAATGGTTGCTGGAAACAACAGAAAGATTCTGTCAAGACAAAGCAATCTATAACGCAGTTGTAAAATCAATTAAGATATTAGATGAACCTGAAAAAACCCAAGATGACAAGGGTGCTATTCCTGAGCTCCTTACCGATGCTCTTTCCGTTAGTTTTGATCCTCATATTGGTCACGATTATTTTCTGGACTCTGATGATCGTTACCTTTTTTATCATAGGGTTGAAAAGAAAATTCCTTTCGATCTTGAATTTTTCAATAAGATCACTCAAGGGGGTTTATCCACAAAAACTTTGAACGTTGCATTGGCTGGAACGGGAGTAGGTAAATCTCTGTTTATGTGTCATCAAGCGTCAAGTTGTTTATCTCAGGGACATGATGTGTTATACATTACATTAGAGATGTCTGAGGAGAGAATAGCGGAACGTATTGATGCAAACTTATTGAATATTGCATTAAATGATTTAGTGAGTTTACCAAAATCAATGTATGAAAAGAAAATGGAAGAATTACAAAAGAAAATCAAGGGTCGATTGATTATTAAAGAATATCCTACCGCCGCAGCAGGCGCAAACCACTTCAGAACATTATTAAACGAATTAAACCTCAAAAGAAATTTTACTCCAGATATTATTTTTATAGATTATCTTAATATTTGTTCATCCTCACGTATAAAAACAGGTCAATACGTAAATTCTTATAGTTATATAAAAGCTATTGCAGAAGAACTTAGGGGATTGGCAGTCGAGTATGATGTTCCTATCATGTCGGCTACACAAACAAATAGAGCAGGATTTCAGAATACGGATGTTGGATTAGAAGATACTAGTGAATCTTTTGGTCTTCCAGCAACCGCAGATTTCATGTTTGCTCTTATTAGTAATGAAAATTTAGAAGAAGCAGGACAATTATTAATCAAACAGTTAAAAAATAGATATAGTGATTTAACCACTAATAAGAAATTTTTAGTCGGGATAGATCGTGCAAAGATGAAACTTATTGATCTCGGAGATGAATCTCAATCTGATCTAGTGGACACCGGTAAAGAAGAAAAGAATGATACTCCCTCATTTGATGTGGCTACTGGTGGAAGAATGAAAAGTAAGAAAGATTTCGGGGAGTTTAAGTTTGAGTGATAAAATTGTAAATCTTGAAGATTATAAAAAGGAAAAATATAAAGAATCTCCCGCCATCAAGGCATTCAAGCCTGATTCATATTACATTTGTCCTGACATGGGAGCAATGCTCCATGTCTTATTTTTAACAGATAAGAGTATCCATTACGATAATGAACCAATTTACGTGATGGAAGATCAATTTGGTAATTTTTTCTCTGAACCAATGGAAGAAGAAACGTGTTTAGGTTGGCATGAGGCCACAAAAGAGGCATTTTTGTTTGCTGTAGAACGTGGTTTTCCTCCAGATACTCCCGCATAAAGACCGTTGTTCTTATAAATATATCAGTAAACTTTATACTTTTAGGAGAACAAATGCGTGAATTCAAAGATTATATTAAAGAAGCAAGAATATACGAACCAAAATATGTTGCGGGAGATCCTTTTTCATTAAATCATAGAACTCCGAATGCTATTCACAAGGCATTATTTGGTATAGGTTATGTGCCCGGATCAGTATTTACAAAATCTATCGAAGAACCAACTATTGAAGTTGGTGGGGGTAATACTTCTGTAACGCTGGAAGATGAGGGCGGTAAGATTATAAGAGTTTCAGGCGCCAAAACTACGTTGAATGGAGCATTTAACAAAGGAGATGGGACAGGCGGCGGTACAATGCAGGCCGCAGATTGGGAAGAGGTCATTACAATTGCTCATAATATGAGTCTTAATAACCAAACAACTGTTGATGAGGCCGCAGTAGCCGGAGATATTAAATTACCTGTCAAACCTAAAATATTATCTAAAATAAACGGGAAAGTTCCCCATGGAAAAAATATTGTAGATAAAGTAAAATTACCTAAACAAATAATGACACATTATGGTAGAGGAAAAGGAAAACCCTCAAGCCTTTGGTCTAATACTTTTAAAGAATTAGACATAAAAATGAATCCTAAGTCCATGACACCAAAAACAGATATGTATATTGGTGATATGAGAATTTCATTAAAACAGTCTGGTGGTTCTCAATTAATGAGTGGATACAAAGGTGATACAATGGGAGTTTTAACTGCGGCTTATAATAAAGCATTGAAAGATAAAAAAGTAGATAATACAGGATTAAAAAAATCTTTAGATTTTATGTTAAAAGATGTAAAAGATAATTTCTCAAAAGCACAAGATGTTGGATCGGGGTCTAAAGAAATTGCAGCAAAAGCGAAAGCAGGAAAAACATTAGATGATATAGAAAAGTCGGTAATGGAAACGGTTCGCAAGGGTCAAAGTGTACAGAATCATTTTCGGTGGATACTATCTGAACATCCAGCAGTAAAATATTATGCTATAGAAGAAGCTATGACAGGAAATATGAAATTTTCTGATACAACTTCTAGATCAAATTATTTAATGGTATTTTCTCCTGATGGGCAAGGAACTCATATTGATAAAATTGACGGCAGCATAATTAAGGACTATGTTTCTAAAACAACCTTTTCAGTTGGAATTAAATCTGCGGGTGGTCGAGGCGCACTTTCATTGCGGGGTATTGTTAAAGATGAATATGAACCAACATCAACAATGAAACAAATTATTTCAGAAGCATGGGATGAACTAGGAGAAGATAGAATATATTTATCCGAAGGATGGTGGAAAAAGGTAAAAGATAAAGCATCTAAAGCTGTTGATTGGGTAAAAGAAAAGGGACTTAAAGTACTAGAAATGCTTTGGGATAAAATTGTTAGTAAAATCATTGCATTGCTACAGAATGGTTTTGGCTGGATTAAGAAAATTTTTGGATGGCAACCAGTATTAACATCAATATCTAACCCGTATTTTGTCTAATGGCTTTCACATTCTCTTCATTCTTAACTGAACAAAAGAACCTTCACATGGAACACCTAGAAGATGAGGTGTTAAACGGTGGTGTTGCTGGAACACGAGGAGCTATAAATTTTCTTCAGGGTTTAAGAGATATGCTTGCGGGCAATGCCTCATCCTCTGTTGATATTACAGTAAAATGGGATGGGGCCCCTGCAGTATTTGCTGGTATTAATCCAGAAAATGGTAAGTTCTTTGTTGGAACAAAAGGTGTATTTGCAAAAAACGCAAAGATAAATTATACAGAATCGGATATTAATTCAAATCATGCTGGAGGTTTAGCAGAGAAACTTAAAGTCGCACTTAAAGAATTGCCCAAAGCAGGAATAACAGATGTGTTACAGGGTGATATGATGTATACTAAAGAAGACTTGAAGAATGAAGATATTGATGGGGAATCTTATATTACTTTTCAACCAAATACTATTGTTTATGCTATACCGAAAAATTCAAAATTGGCGGACAAAATCGTGTCCTCTAATATG